GATATGGGTAACAGAGATGACTTTCTCAAGTTAGTCAATGTTACTCCTGCAAGTATTAAAAAAGATGGTAAGTTTACCAAACACAATACTGGTGTTTACTTTCAAAATATTTCTAAGTTTCCATTAGAAGGATACAGCACAATAGATCACAAACAAGCAGAAGAAGATGGTTGGTTTAAAGTAGATTTTCTTAATAATCATATATACAAAGATGTAGTTGATGAACAACATCTGGATAAATTAATTGCAACAGAGCCTATGTGGGAATTATTAAAGCACCAGGAAGTTGTTGAACAATTATTTCATATAAACAATCACTTTGATATTTTAAAAAAATATCCTCCTAAAAGCCTAGAGGATTTAGCAGTAATCCTAGCAATAATTAGACCTGGTAAAAGGCATCTTGTAGGTAAAAGTTGGGAAGAAATTAAAAAGGACGTTTGGATAAAGCCTGATAATGACACTTACTTCTTTAAAAAGAGTCATAGTTATGGGTATGCATTAGCAATTATTGTACAATTAAATTTGATTTGTGAACAGTTGGGTTAGTCTTTAGGTTTAATTACTAATTGAACACCACGACGTTTTATACGTTTTCTTAATAAATTTTGTAAACTGGTCATAGGACCAAATAAAACTTCTATATCTTTCATAACAAATGTTCTTAAACATTTATGAAATTGTTTCATCTCATAATGTAAAAATATATCAATAGGTAATTGTCTATTACTTTCCCACCACCATGTTTCGCCTAATTCTAAAAACTGCCTTCTTTCGTTATTAGATGGTATTTTTTCTATATCATAAAATGTAAGTATTGTGTTGTCATGATTTACAACTACGCCTACATATTCTTGACCTGCATAGGTAATTCCAGTTAGAAAAGGGTACTTCTCAGATGTCTCTGTTATTAAATTATCTTTCTCCACAAAAGTATTTATGCCGTTAAACGATAAATAGTATATTATTAAGAGTAAAAAAATATGACATATGGCGATCACAGACTATATCTTTATGAAGATAATTTTGAATTGGTAGTTGATGCCTATGGAATCTACGTGGATAACAGACCAATGAATAATAGAAAATTAGTTGCCCATAAAGGCATTTACAACGAAGTAAAATTTACTATCAGAAACAGAGATAGAAAGTTGCAAAACGTTTTTAGTGATACTTTATCAGCAACATTGATAAATCCAACAACTAAAAGAAGAATTTTTACTAAAATTTTAGAGCAAACAAGTGATGTTGGTTGTGTAAAACTTATTTTAGATGAGGGAGATTTACAAAATGTTGATGAAGGTTTATATACAATTTATATAACCAGAGTAAAAACTGACGGCAATGAGTATCCTGTTTTTGCAGATCAAAATAATGGTCTTAAGTTTCAAATACAGATAGACGCTCAAGCAAAATCAGAACCTGTAGAAACACAATTAGCAAACTCATTTACTCAGGTTGCTGATACAGGCACAGGAGATCCTGCAAATATATTTACTACTAGTGCATTATTTGGAAATCAGGACAGAAATTTCAGTCATGCTTTACATAGTATTGCAATTTATCCTAGTGCATATACAGGAAACATTACAATACAAGGTAGTTGTATAGAAAATACTCCTAACAGTGATGATGCAAGTACTGATTGGTTTAATATAGAAAGTAATATATCTTTATCTGCTTCAAGCAATATATACCATAAAACGTTTACAATAAATGCTAATTGGTTAAGAATATTACATACACCTACAAGTGGTAGCATAGATAAAATTCTGGTTAGAAACTAATTGACTTTTTGTACTTTTTTGTTATAATATCCGTATGGATATAGACTTTCTTGTAGAAAAGGTACATCGCCTCCTTTTAGATAATTTACCTGTTAGGACTAGTAAAACTCCTAGTGGATGGATCACTATGGATTGTCCTATGTGTAGTGACAAAAGGAAAAGAGGCGGTTTAATAACTACAGGTGCAAGGATTAGTTATAATTGTTTTAACTGTGGTTTTACAACAGGCTGGGCACCTAATCCTGCTTTAGGAAAAAAATATAAAGATTTAGCAACAACGTTAGGTGTATCTACAAGCGACATACACAAAGTACAAATTGAATTACTAAAATATAATGATGTTTTAGAGCAAGAGGAAGTATCTGATTACATATACAATCTACAAAAATTTAACACGGAGAAACTGCCAGAAACAGCCGTAGCCGTAGAAGATTTACCAGATACACATAATGTTAAGCAATATGCAATTCAAAGGGGACTACTTGGTCTATATCCACTGCTATACTTTAATGAAAGTTTATACAAGCAGAGATTGGTTGTCCCCTTTACTTACAATAATGAACTAGTAGGTTGGACTGCAAGGCATGTAAATCCTCCTAACAAACAAACTCCAAAGTATTTACATAAAATACAACCTGGTTATGTTTTTAATATTGACAGATTTGCAGACAGTAAACGTGAAATAGTTATTGTAACAGAGGGTGTATTTGACGCAATACAACTTGATGGTGTTAGCATACAGGGTAATAGTGTTACTCCAGAGCAGGCACACTTAATTGAAAAATTAGGTAAACGTGTTATACTATGTCCCGATAGAGATAGTGCAGGTAAAGAATTAATTGAGCAGGCATTAGAGTTAGGTTGGGAAGTAGGTTTTCCTCCCTGGAGTAATGATGTTAAAGATGCCGATGAGGCAGTTTTAAAATATGGAAGGCTGGCTACTGTGGCAAGTATTATTAAACATGCTACAGATAATAAATTAAAAGCACAAGTAAAGGCAAAAATGATATGAGGGAAAAATTTAATCACTGGAAACATGTATGTAAAATACATTGGAGAGAAATTGTAACTCTTTCTATAGCATTACATTGGGTAGTTGATTTATTAATTTTAGGGCCTATAGTTTTCTTTTTAGGTGTATTATTTGGAATACATTTAGATCATGGACATTAAATGAATTTATATACAAATGGTTGTAGTTTTACAGCAGGAACAATAGTAGATCAGTCTTTGTCTGGTAATAAAAAATTTGGTAAACCAGATTGTGTTAATTGGACATCGTTCTGTAAAAAAGGACAATATGGTACTGTAGATTACTTTGATACAATAGTTAATAATGCTATTGAGGGCGGAAGTAATCATAGGTTATTTAGGCAAACTACAGACTTTATAAATGAAACTGAAAATTTAGATGATTGGATTTTTGTATTACAATTATCTGATCCTGTAAGATTTGAACTTTTTTATGAAAAGTATGGCGCCTGGATAGGCATTATAAAGGATATGCATTTTACAGAGGATAGAGTTTTACAGGAAACAGCAGATGTAGTAAAAGAAGTAGAAGACTTTTTTATTAGACTTATAATGCCTACAGTTTTCCTTACAAGAACAGAACAAGAAGGAATATTTGAATTATATAACATGGTAAACACTTTTATAGAATTATGCAAACATAAAAATATTAAATATTTAATTACAGGCATGAGTAATAAGTGTATGCCAAATGTATTTGAATATTCTGGAAGAGATGATCAACCTTTTAACGGATTACAGTTTCCTGTATTTGATACTAGTAATTTTATTTTACCTATATCAAATGTTGCAAGAGAACATATAATTCATCAAAGTGATCCACATCCAAACGAAATAGGACATAGTTTAGTGGCAAGATATATAATAAATGAGATAGAAAAAAGATGGCAGATATAAAAACATATAACGAAGAAACACAGGAATTATTTTTAAGATTTTTATTAAGTGATCCTGACTTATTTGCAAGATGTCAAAACATTGTAAAGCCTGATTATTTTAATTTAAAATACAGAAAGGCAGTTGACTTATTTGTAAGTCATAGCACAAAACACAATGCTATTCCTACGCCTGAACAAGTTAGTGCTGTCGCAGGTGTAATATTAGAGCCTATTCCAAATGTAACTCCAGATCATCATGAATGGTTTATGAATGAATTTGAAACATTCTGTAGACATAAAGCATTGGAAGAAGCAATAATCGAAAGTACAGACTTGTTAGAAAAACAAGATTATGGTACTGTGGAAAACAAAATTAAAGATGCAAGTCAAGTAGGACTTGTGAAAGATTTAGGATTAGATTACTTTGAAAATCCTAAAGAGAGATTGGAATGGATTAAGAAACAGGCAGGTGCTGTTAGCACAGGTTGGAAAGGCATAGATCAGAAACTGTATGGTGGCCTAAACAGAGGCGAAATGACAATTTTTGCAGGTGGTTCTGGTGCAGGTAAAAGTTTGTTTTTACAAAACTTTGCAGTAAACTGGGTACAAGCAGGTTATAATGTTGTATATATAAGTTTAGAGTTAAGTGAGCAGTTAATTAGTATGCGTCTTGATGCCATGGTAAGTGGCTTTGGCACTAAAGAAATAATGAAAAACATTGATGATGTGGATTTAAAAGTGCGTATGAAGGCAAAAGGTGCCGGCAGACTTAGAGTTAAACAGATGCCTAATGGTGTAAACGCAAATGATATAAGAACATTTTTACGTGAATATGAAATACAATGTGGCGAAAAAGTAGATTGTTTACTTGTTGATTATTTGGATTTAATGATGCCTATAAGTCAACGTGTAAGTGGCGGCGATTTATTTATAAAAGACAAGTATGTATCTGAGGAGTTGCGTAATTTAGCAGTAGAAAGAGACTTATTATTTGTTACTGCATCGCAGTTGAACAGAGGTGCAGTAGAAGAAATAGAATTTGATCATCATCACATAGCAGGTGGTATTAGTAAAGTGCAAACAGCAGATAATGTTGTGGGTATATTTACAAGTAATGCTATGCGAGAAAAAGGCAGATATCAGATACAGTTTATGAAAACCAGAAGCAGTAGTGGTGTTGGCACAAAAGTAGATCTCAGTTTTGATCCTGACACATTGAGGATTGAAGACTTGGGAGAAGATGAAGAAGATGCAATGACAGTCACTACAAACAATTTAGTTGATCAACTAAAACGTAGTAATTCAATAAAAACAGAAGATCCAGAGCAAACAAGCACTATAGAACAAACGATGAACATGCGAGAGTTCCTGAAGAAAACCGACTTATAATGATAAATAGCATTATAGATAATATTTTTCTGGAGATAACGTGAAGAAAACCCGCAGTATATTAGAGGAACTTAATCAAATCTCTGTCGACAGAGACAGAAACCATGTGGTCTCTAATAGGGGAGAGCATGTTATCAATAGTGCTATAAATTTAATTGAGCAAATCGAAACTTATTTCGACGAAAAAACAGCAAAAGACTTAACTAACAGACTAGTAAACAGTATCAAGGGCAAAGACGTTAGAAAGTTCTCCAGAGGTATTACAAAAATAATAAAAGAATCTCAGAGAGAACAGAAAGATGCTACTTGAAGATTTTAATAAAATTGTTCTAAACGAAACTCCCGCGGCCGATATGGGAGATAATATTCCTGATGACTTTCCACTTAATGGAACAAATTCAAGAACTATGACTACTGCTAAAATTCCTAAAAGATATTTTTTAGGATATGTAGCAGACGATTTAGATGCATCTGTACAAAAATATTTTCAGATAGGATTTGATAAAAGAGGTACATTGGGTGTAGAAGGAAATTATTACATCTGGATAGGCGAAAGCACAGAAACTTCAGATGGTATTAAAAGTCCTACTGGAAAAGAAAGATTAGAATTTTACAAAGCAATTTATAGTCAAGATATTTCAATTGATTCTAACGAAGATTTTGTGGAGTTTGTAAACGATCCTCCTACGGCCACACCCTCATTAGACAATTTAAAATCCTGGGCAGATGATAGTGTAGGGCAAGACTACGATCCTAATAATGGATCTTGGTACAGGATAAAAGATAATGGCAGATTATTGCCAGTC